ACCTGTTGCCATACCAGCAAGCATTCCACCGATACCACCACCGGTCATTCTTGCTGTCTCTACAGTCTTTTCATCTTCAGTTAAATTTTCATCAGTTTGTATTTGAGCTATCTCGTTTAATGTCAATAGACCACCAAGTATAGCTAGAGGACCACCCTTCAATAAGATTTTAAATATAAATCCACCCTAATCGATCTTAGACTTGCCTTTGTCTCTATTATTATCTTTATTGTTTTTATCATTAGATTTAGTCTTATCATCTCCATCCATATCACCGGTAGGTTTTCCTTTTAGTTTATCAAAAAGCTTCTTACCTCCGTAAGCAGTAGCACCTCCTATACCTAGAGCAGCCGCAGCTTTTCCGAGTAAGTTCTTCAACATTTGTCCAATACCGCCTGAACTTTTATCTCTACTTGCAGCTGCACCTACAGCGGCAGCTCCCATTAGACCTGCACCTCTTCTCTTATCTCTTCTAGATTCTAGACTATCTAGGTTTCCTCTTCTTCGTCTTTTTAGTTCATCTTTATAAGTTTTATGGAGAGCTTGAACTTCATCTCTAGTTTCTTTTTGCACCTCCAACTGTTCTTTCTGAATGCCTAGATCTTCAATCGCAAGTTCAACTAATTTCTTTTGATCCTTATTAGTGAACATATTTTTTGCAATGTTTCCTATTCCACGGAACGGTGCACCTATTAGATTTCTTGCAGTTGAAGCTGCGCCTGATACAATATCAAGAGGTTTTCTTGCAATAGAAGTTATTGTGTTTGCTGCACCTGAGATAAGAGAACTTGCACCTCTTATTGGTGCAGTTACAAATCTTCCTACTTGTCCTATTCCTCTCGTAATCATATTGTTACCAAGTGCGCCTAATGCACCGTACTTTCTTACATTTCCAGTTTTAGAAAGTATTAATCCAAGCGTTGCGTTTACATCTCCTAATGCATCTACAATTGCTAGATTTCCATCGTCAATTAATCCTGCAATATCATTAAGCACTTTAAATATTTTTTGAGAGTCTCCTCCCACTGGATTCTGATTTTGTTGTTCCATCTGTTCTCTAACAGAGGGTAAGAGCAAACTCTTGTCTAATCCCGAAGGATTGTTATCTCTCAGATTTTGTGTAGCATTTTCTATTGCCATTTATCTCTTCCTCTGTTTTAGTTTGTCATTCTCTTCTTTCAAATACGCAACTAGCATCGCAACATAAACTTCCCTCTCCCAAGGCATCATAGTCTCGAGTTCTGATAGGGAATATTTGTGATGTTGGATTAGTGCGAAATTGGTCTTATAGTGATTAAGTAGAGAATCACTAGAAGACCACACTAAAAAAAATCAGATATATTCCTTATCTTCACGTCTTTCTTCGCTTGACATCCTTGACAAACATATTTGTGTTGGATCTCAACTCTCGGCATAGACTCAACATACTCTCGCAGTTTTTGAAACTGGTCATTAGTCATTGACTCTACAAACTCAACAAGCTTTTCTCTAGGTTCGTCTGTAACTTTAATCTTTTCTTCTGGAGTATTAATGTATTGTATACAGTCAGTTACTAGTTCAAGCGTTGTTGACACCTCAGAAACATTATCAATAATCTTATCATTATGAATCATTTTAAAATATTCAGGATAACCCATTTCTACTGATATGTCTTTGTTTATATCAATAGTATTATTTTGAGGTTCTCCTATAATCTTAACTTCATCAATATTTACGTTCTCTTTGTTTTCATGTCCACAGTCACTACACGTAAAAAGTAAGTTAACCTTTTCACCTACAGACTTTGCTCTAATCTTTGTGAACATATACTCTACATCATAAAGCTTAAGTTTGTTTACTTCAATCTCCTCATTAACACACGCAGAGATTGTGTCAGTTACTGCGTTTAGTGCAGCCTTCTGATCATTTGATTCAAAAGCCATCATTAGAATCTTTTCTTCTTTTACTAAGTATGGTCTAAATTTTACCTCTTTGTTAATTGAAGGAATTGTCATCTCATACTGTGGCTTATCATTTAGTTTAGGTATCATTCATTGCTCCTATATCGAAATCGTCTCCCAATCTGTGTACGATAGTTGTACGTTATATTCTGAGACTTCAGTGTTCAAGTTTCCTAACTCGATCGGGTTTAGTGTAGTTGGGAATGCTTCTTTTATTAAGCATCCGTGTATTCTTTTTGATTCTTGATTTAATTGAAAAACCTTTATGTCCTTTGTATATGTATTCTTGTATCTCAGTTCTTGTTCATTATATGAGATAGAGCTAGCCGCCCACTCTTCAAAAAAGTTTTTCACATTATAGTTGTTTGTTAATAAGAAGGTGAGAGACAAATCGTCAACACCGTAGCCGTTTACCATCTTTTCAAACTTTATACCAATCTGTCTATCGTTTGTTAGTATCTGTTTTCCCGGTAGATTAACTCTTGTACATAAGAAGTTGAGAGATCTCATATCAATGTCAGTGTCAAACCCTACTGATAGTATTTCAACTTCAAAGAGGTTACCTTTGGCTAAGCCTTGTGTATCAACAATTGTTTTAAAGTCAGATATGTTTAGTGTCATTGTGAACCCATCTTTCTTGAATCTGCATAGACTTGACTTGCTTTACCTTTCTGCCAAGATGCCATAGGTAGGAAAGTTGCGACTTCCCACTCTGGTGCTGGAACTCTTGCAAACCTGCTTCTTACATGTTTTCCAAGGTAATGCTTTACGCAAGGTTGAAAGTATTTTAGTTTAGATGAACTCTTTAGCATTCTATATCTAGCTTTAAAGAAAGTGTTATCATCAAATGAATTATCAGAACTTAAATCCATTAGTCCGTCTAAAAACTTTGCTCTTAGCACTGGAGGAAGATAGTGTAGGTTTAATCCTAAGAATCCACCTGGTGCTCTCTCAATCACAACCGCAAGAGGAAATGAATCGTAATACGGTAGTGTGTCCTTATGTTTTGGATCATAATAAAACATATACATCGAACCAATAGCTTGGCGAGCAGTCAGATCTAACTCTTCCTGCTTCATTAATTGGTTCCTGTTTATCGTACCTAGAGCCGCAGCTTTCTTTCGGAACCAATCTCTTGATTCCTTAGTCCTTGGTGTTATACCAGCTCTGAAAGCTTCAATCTCTAGTTTTTGAAATAAATTAGCCATACCACTATTTATAATCTTTTTAACGGTTTTAGCTTCTTCATTTTCTTCCACTTAGGAAGTATTCCCATTTCTTGTAAAGTGTCTTCGGTCCACACCTGAAACTCCCATCCTCTATCTTTTGCAAACTCATTTGCAGCCTTCCACTTATTTACATTTTTTATATAGGTTAATCCTTCGTTTATGTACCTCTTCGTCTTCTTTCCAGTTGGAGAAACTTTCGGAGGTGATGTTTCTTTTTTTGGTTTTATTTCTACAAGGACAGTTCTCCCATCCTTATAGTTTATCCTCAGATCTACAAAATATCTGTGTCTGCGTTTATCCACCTCATAAAAATAAGGTATCACAGTCTCTTCACTTGACCATGATTTTATGTTTGGATTCTTATCGCACCAACTAAAACACTTAGCTTCCCACATTGACCTATAAATAATATTGTCAGGATCGCCTTTATATTTAGACCTATGTTTAACTCGATACTTACCTTGATACACTTTCATTGAATTTCCATATAAATACTACTAACTATATTCTACTATTTATTGGAAAAATAAGACATGGTACAACCACGATTCGATCTCACGACTACTACTTTAAGATATCCTTTTGAGGATCAGGACAAGTATAAAGGTAAGATTAAGTTTAAAACTTTCAAGACAGTTCCACCTTCTGGAGTTGAGTTCTTTAACAATGGATCTCAACTAATCAATAATGTAATTGATTCAAGAAGAGAGGAAGAAAATCCTGATGCTGAAGATATTGAAATTCCAACTCAGACTGTCGACAACGCTTCACAAAATACTGTATCCAGATCTTCAACAAAATGGAATGGAGAGAGTTGTACTTTGTATATGCCTCCTAATATTGTTGTAACTGATAACCTAGATTATAACACTAACGTTCCTCTTGGAATATTTGGATCTATTGTAGAGAATACTATCGCTTCTGGTGGATCATTTGCCGGAGCACTCGGCAGTGCTGCTTTAGATGCAGGTAAGTCTGTTATTGACGCTATATTTAATGGAGCTGAAGGACAAGGTGCTGATCTTGCAAGACTCCAGTTGTCTAGACTTGCCGGTGTATTTGGTGAAGGAACTGAAGGTGCAATAAGAAGTGGACTTCAAACTACACCTAATCCTAACATCAGAGCAATATTTAAGTCAGTGAACTTAAGGGACTTTGTGTTTCAATTTAAATTTACACCGAAGTCTCAGTCAGAAGCAGAAGAAATAAAAAAGATTGTTTACTTTTTTAGAAAGAATATGTATCCAGAATCGATTCAGATTGGTGATATCTCTGCCGGTTATAAGTTTCCGAATAAGTTTGATATATCTTTAGGATATCACGGAACTGATGGTCCTACTGGATTGGGTGCAGAGAACGAATATAATAGAGAACAGAAGAAAAAGGTTGCCACATTGTTGAAGAAGTGTTACTTAAGAAACGTACAGACCAACTATAACCCAACAACAATGGCATTTTTCAATGATGGTAATTTTCAAGAAGTAGATTTGAGTTTGGTATTTGTAGAAGAGCAGACTCTAGACAGACAAGACATTGAGGCAGGTTACTAATGGCATATTTTAGATCCTTTCCAGAAACCACTTATAAGTTCGGTAACGAAAAGTTCTTAACGGCAATACAAGACATCAGCGCTTATGTTGATCTAGTTGATCAGTTAAAAGATCAGGTTACATCATATGAATTTTATAACATTCAACCAGGAGATAGACCTGATAATGTTTCATTTAGTTTATATGGCACTGAAGCATATTACTGGACGTTTTATTTTATGAACGATCACTTAAGAAGATCTGGCTGGCCTTTGAGTCAAGTAGAACTAAATGATAAGTTGGTGAAAAAATATCCTAACAGGACTCTTACTTTTAAAACAATATTTAGTTCAAACTTTAAAGTTGGAGAAAATGTATATGGTGTAACATCAACCGCAGGTGGAGTTATTGTAAAAAGAAATTTAGAACTCGGTCAACTAGTTGTCAAGCCAACAAATAATAAATCTTTTACAGTAAGTGAACTTATACAAAGTAACACAGGTCTTGACGGAAATCCAGATGGATCTGGTAAGACAGTTGAACAGCAAGTCCTTGATGGATCAAACACTCCTGAGTATCTTTCAGCTCATCACTATGAAGACACTTCTGGTAATCATGTTGACATTGATCCTACAGTAGGACCTGGAAGTAGTCTAGTAGAAGTTACATACAGGCAAGAATACACAAGAAAAAATGATAGTTTGAAAAGGATAAAGTTTATTAAACCAAACATTGTAACCGAAGTTGTAAGAAAATTTGAACAAGAGCTTAAATAATGGCGACTAATAATAATATAGATGATGAGTTCTTCAATACTCCTTATAAGTATAAGTTTGAAGAAATAAATCTTATCAGTGAAAAAGTTTTTAAAGTTGGTGGTGCACATCAGAAATTTGATCTCACTAATGTAGTAAGTGAACTCAATCTGTATGAGCACTTAGACAAACCTTTTATAACTGGCACACTCATTGTAAATGACATAGATCCAGACGTTAACTTGATTAATGAAATTCATTTTCTTGGGACAGAGAAAATAAGAATCAAGATCAGAGTCCATACATCAGAACCTTTCACAATAACAAAGAACTTTGTCGTAACCGAAGTATTAAAATCTGTAAAGTCAAATGATGACAATGAAGTTATAGTTCTTCATATTATTGAAGACAGTGCGTATCTTTCGAGCTTAATTAGAGTCAGAAGATCTTATAGAGCAAAAAAACATGACATAATTAAACAACTAGCGGAAACTGCTGGAAGAAAAGTCAAGTCAATAACAGACAACTTGCCTCCTGGAGATAAACTCACAAGAGTTATTGTACCAAACATGACTCCATTAGAAGCTGCGAACTGGGTAAAAGACAGAGTAACTACTAAAAATGGATTTCCATACTTTTTATATGCAACACTT